TTACACGGAGAAGCCGGACTTTGAAGCATTTTTGAACGAGTGGAAGAGTTTGTATGAGTCGAGGTCAGGCGAAAGGGGTGTTTTCAGTCGCGTCGCAAGTCAACGACAAGCTGAGAAAAACGGCAGACGAGATGCTACCCATGACTTTGGAACTAATCCATGCTCAGAGATTATCCTCCGGCCCTACCAGTTCTGCAACCTGTCAGAAGTTGTTATCAGGTCAACCGATAGTCTCGACAGTCTCCGAACGAAAGTACGAATTGCGACTATCCTTGGAACTCTGCAAGCAACACTAACTAACTTCAGATACCTACGTAAGATCTGGAGGGACAATACAGAAGAAGAGGCGTTACTTGGAGTGTCCTTGACTGGCATCATGGACCATCCAGTGATGTCGGGGAGAAAGGACCGCAATGAACTACAGTACTGGCTGGAAGAACTTAAGAAAGAAGCTATTAAGACTAACAGCAAATGGGCTAAGAGGCTTGGCATTAACATTAGCACTGCCATCACTGCTGTTAAGCCTTCCGGTACTGTTTCTCAGCTGGTGGATAGCGCATCTGGCATACATCCTAGATACGCAGAGCAATACATTAGACGTGTAAGGGCTGATGCCAGAGACCCGCTGTGTGCAGTCCTGGAGGCCGCTGGTGTGCCCGTGGAGGCCGACGTGACTTCACCGACTACTAAGGTATTCTCGTTTCCAATCAAGTCCCCTAAGAACGCTGTAGTCGCTACGGACATGGGTGCCATGGAGCAGCTGGAGCTATGGGAGATGTACCAGGACTACTGGTGTGAACACAAGCCGTCCATGACGTGCTACTACAGGGACAATGAGTTCCTGGAGGTGGGACAGTGGCTGTACAACAAGTTCGACAAGGTGAGTGGCATTAGTTTCCTGCCTTACTCAGAACACACGTACCAGCAGGCACCGTATGAACCAGTGGACCTGGAGACTTACAATAGACTAGCTAAGGAGTTTCCGAAGCAGATCGACTGGGACATTGTGGAGGCGTCGGACATGACGGAAGGTGCACAGCAGCTGGCTTGTGTGGCCGGAGTGTGCGAGATTTAGTCCAGTAAACCTAAGTTCTCAAACAAACGCTCCCCTGTTGTCACTCGTAGCACTCTGTCTACGTTTGCAACACCGGGAGCGTAAGTTTGGAACGCACGTAGAGTAGGATCTAAAGCGTCTTCTTCTCCTGTTATACCAAGAATAAGAGATTCTGTAGGTCCTCCCAACATGCTCTCAGCAAAAGAAATAGGAGCAGGTTTAAACGATATTGGACTACCTCCGTACTCTTCTGCTCTGATGTTTACAACACCGCTTGTCAAGTTAGAAGCAATTTGATTCATCATAGCGGAACTAATACCTTCAGGCGTCATCAAGTCTTCTAAGTACTTATCGTTGGACAAGTCAAGAGTTTTTCTGAAGTCGTCCCACATACCAGCAGCAACACCGAAGAGACCTGCGTACTTAGCAGCGTTCAGCATAGCTTTCCTAGCAGCTTCTGCTCCTTCCTTACTATTCAGTCCTTTGTCTACAGCCTTCATCATGTTAATCCCTACGTCAAGCCTTACGCTATTAAGCTGCTTGTTCATATAGGATAACATACTGTACGCCATGCGGCCATTAGGATTGTCATGGAAAGCTTTAGGCAACGTGCTGGCACTCACTGGTTGCCACTTGTTCATAGAAGCACCAGCAAAGTTTATTACCCAGGGACTGCTTAAGTTTTTGTCCTTAAGTGCTTTTACTGTAGCCCTAAATTCATTTTCAGTAAGCCCACGCATACCGTCGTGTTCTCTGAGTTTAGCGAGAGACTTCTCAGTGCCTTTGGTAGCGAGGTCGATACCTCGTTGGATAGCAGAGTTACTTAGAATCTCCTGACCCATTCTGTTGACAGTCTGTACACCAGAGTACTTATAGAGAGCTTGGTTGACTTTATCTACGTTTTGGACAAAGCCTTCGTTTAACTTCGTGTATACAGAAGAATCAACAGCGTCATTCATAGCTCTCTTGCCTACATTAGCAAGCTCACCCATGAACTCTTTGTCTAGCCCTAGCTGTCTGTTGGACATCCAGCCTTTGTTTCTTATGCCGAACTGTTGATTAAAAGTAGCAAGAATAGCTTTAGGTAACGTCTTAGCCCACGCAGCTATTCCATTTTGGTAGACAGGAGCAGTAACACCTTCAGCCATATTAAGCACAGCGTTCAGCGGGTTGCCTAAGAGAGCAGCAGAAGTCACTCGCCTAACCACAGCACCTACTGTATTGCCGCCTTGTTTAGCAGCAATCAGCTGTGAACGTAAGCCATTAGCTAAGTTGGCTGCTACGTCAGAACTTGCTCCCTGCTTCTTAGCTTCTTTTTCAATAGCGTTGATAACAAGACTTAGACGACTTTCTCCTCCTTTGGGTTTTCCTAAAGTGGCAGTGTCAATCTTAAAGCGAGCAGCTAATGCTCTAGCAGCTGAGATGTCTTCAGCAAAATCTTTTAGAGCAACAATAGGGTTGTCATAATCTTCTGTTCTCAGCTTATTGCCTTCGGCTCCTGGTAAAGTTTTTGCTGGGAAGTAATCCATGTCGCCGAACTTAACAAAGTCCATGTCCTGAAGAAGTTTAGTTTGTTCTTCTAACTGACGAACCATAAGCTTTTCTTCGGGTGTTCTGGCAATCTTATTGAAGTCCTCCCAAGATACGCGTCTACCTTCTTGTATTTTCTCATTCATACGTACAGCCATGTTTTTAAGCATGCTGTTTTCGTCAAACCTTTTAGCAGCATCCAGAAACACAGTATCAAAGATTTCATCAATCTCTCGCTGGTCATGACGTATCATTATCTCTGAATCTTCAGCAAGTCTGGCTGCTCTTTCACCTACGTTCTTAGCTATCCATTCTCTAGTACTTAAGTAAACAGAATCCTTTAAGCCAGATTGACCTGTAGCTGGTTTAAAAGCAGTGCCTTCTTCTAGAACATCTACTACTTGACGTTCGCTAAGACTGGTGTCTCTCCCTTTTCTTGTAAAAGAAGGTTCCTTTGCTTTACCCACTCTGACAAAACCCTGTTCACCACCGATAAAACTTCCTTTACCTTTGTACGTCTGAGCGTCAAGCTTACGTGTGGCTTCTTGTACTTCGTCAATATTTTTAGTTAAGTAAGCACCCGCGAGTCCACCTAAAGCAGCGCCTCCAGCAGCACCTACACCAGCTGACGTAAGTCTACCTTCGTCTTCACCGCTGAGGAAACCATAGACTGCTCCTTCCGCAGCACCCAGTGCACCTACTTTCATAGCCCTGTCCAGCTTAGTACCAGCTTGTGCAATCTTAGCAATACCCATTCCTGGGATAAACAAACCAGCACCAAAGCCAGCAGTGTTGACTATCATAGCAGCATTAGGATTGTCTCTTTCAAAAGCACGTAGCTCTGCACGAGACTTATCAATAGCCTGACTCCAGTTTGCAGCTTCTCCTGTCAACAGACGAGCCGTTGCGTCAAACTCATCACCGACACCCAGAGCAGATTCTAAGAAGCCAGTAGCAGCAGAACGAAAGGAGTTGTAGTCGTCTCCTTCTTGCTCGTCAGGAAATAAGTTAGAGTACTTACCGCCAGGACTAGCAAATAAATTAGAGTACTTACCCATTATACTTCCTTTGAGTTTCTTCTTTATCGGTTAAGAATACTACTGAACATCGAGTCAACATTCGTACCGGACCCTGACTTGAGGGCTTGCATACGTTCTTCTCTGGTCCCTAGTTTTTGCATACGTTGCTCTCTAGAACCTAATGGTTTCATTCGTGCTACAAAACCCCGACCAAGTTTATCCATACGCTCCTTCCTAGTACCTAGAGCTTGCATGCGTTTTTCTCTTTCACTTAAGTCTTTATAGTCTGTAGGCAAAAACCCTTGTTGTTTTAAAGCATTGATTACTTCTTCTCTGCTTTTTTTGGGGTTTTCTGACATAGCCTCTTGAATAATTTCTTCTGGAGTTTGTTCAACTTGAGGTTCTTCAGGCAATGGCTCTTGTATATCTGTATCGCCAGCAAGCTGGTCTCGATAGTAAGCAACTTTTTGAAGTGCTGTCTGTCTTTTAGCTTCAAGTAGTAGCTGTCTTTGTTGTTCTACTTCTTCTTTACTTGGTATTCCTTTTTTATTAGTTGTTAAAGCTTTTGCGTTTAGTACAGCAGTCCTTTCTTGTTCTAGTGTTAAAACACCTGCTTGTTCTAGTTCTAAGGTTGCGTTTCTTAAACCAGTTTCAAGTGTTCTTTTAAGACTTCTTGCGTCATTAAAAGCAGCAGTAGCTTCAGCACCTTGTGCTCGTTCTAATGCTTGCCTAAGCTGTGTTTCTGACCTGGATGCACGTATTCTTGATCCTGTTGTAGTCCATTGTTTTCCGTCATAACCTTTACTAAATTCAGTATACTGAGCTAAAATAGGTTCTAAAGGCTTACGTAATTCTTCAGGCAGTGCTTCTACTTGTTCTTTATAAAAGTCTACATTAGGCTCTACAGTCCTGTCAATGTTCTTCTCTTCATAAGTAACACGAGCTTCTCGATTTCTTATAGCAACAGCAACGTACTCTTGTGCTTCGTCCGAAAAAGAACCAGCGTTTTGAATAATAGTATCTACAGCGTCCATGTCTCCTTCAGCAATGGCTGAATCAATAGAACTCATGTTGTCATTGAGCCACTGTTCTGCTTGCATGTCCTCTTGTGCTTTTTGATAGTTCCATATACCCATCTTACGCTGTTGATACTGACGTGCTGTTTCTGGATCTGTACGCAGCTTCTCAAACTCTGCCTGCAAAACTGCCCTTTGTGGGTCTCCAGCAACCATAGTTTGTAACTGCTGTTCTATTTCAATCATCTTTTTAGCATTGTTGCCAGTAGCAATCTGCTTAGCTTCAGGACGAAGACCTTGAAGATTACCCATAAGTTGACTAATAGATCGTTTTTCTTCTATAGTTTTAGCTGCAGCCATTTGTTCAAGCAGGTTTTGAAGCTGTGCGTCTAAGTCAGTTATGTTGCCTTCTTGAGCAGCAGTAACCCCTTGTTGACTTGCTTGCGTCAGTTGGTCAAAACGCTTTAGTTCTTCTTCTCTTTGCCGACGTTCTTTGAATTGTCCAGGAGCGCCACCTAGCGTCTGTCCCAAGCCAAACAAACCCTGAGCCATTTGAGGACGACCCAGGTTTGCCAGGAACTGTTGTGAAAATGTAGCCATTCTGTGTTCTCCTATTAGCTAAACAAGCCGCCAAGTGCTGAAGAAGCTAAGTTAGTTCCGAAGCCTCCAGCCAGATTAGCTTGTGCTAGACCAGACTGTAGCAGTGCTTCCAAACCAGTAGCATAAGTTTCTCCATAAGCTTTAGCTTGTTCAGACATTGCTTGACGCTGACGTTCTGCAGCAGTCATACCGGGCTGCAAAGCACCCAACAGCTGAGCCTGTGGTACGTATCCAGCGGCTAACATGCCTGTACCTAAATTAGCCATACGTTGCTGCTCTTGACCTGCAAACGTCATAGCGTTTAACATAGCTGCGTTTCTGGCTTCTTCCTGGGCTTTAGCCAGCGTCAGAGCCTCTGGTGTTCCACCGAACATACCAGTGCGCGTCCCTAAACGCCCTTGTGCAGCCAGACGCTGCTCCATTGCGAGCCTCTGTCTTTCCTCTTCGGGAGACATAGCTGTACGCATACGTTGGTACACTTCTTGCTCACGTTGAGCTACAGGCATCGCAGCCTGTCCGAAGAACTCCTGGGCACGAGCTAGTTGCTGTTGTTGCAGCGCCTGTTCTTCTGGAGAAGTCTGGAGTTCATAGACCATCTGACCCGTTTCTGGGTCCCTACGCATACCGAACTGACCACCAGTAGCGGACGTTACGGTGTACGGCTGAAACTCCAGCATACCCTGAAGTTCTTGTGCCAGTCCAGGAACAAGTTTACCTGTGTTAGGGTCAATGTAACCGGAAAAAGCTTCTTTAGCCTCCTTACCTATTGTACCTATGTCTTCATAGCCTTTTTTAGCTAGTCCTAGACCAGCAGTACCAAGACCTAAAGCAGCGGCAGTGTTAGCAGCAGTCCCTGCTTCACCTCCTAGTGAAGCTAAGAAGTTTGTAAAGTCATCCCAAAAACCAGCCATTAGTACGTCCCTCCGTCAATAGTACCAGTTGACAACGTACCAGTAAACGCAATGCCAGCCATAGTTACAGTTCCAGTAAACGTCGGACTAGCAGTGTCTGCTTTAGTTGCTATTGCCGTAGCAATGTTGTCAAACTCAGTTTCAAACTCAGTTCCTTTGATGATTTTGTTAGCGTCCCCAGAAGACAATGCGTCCTTAGAGGCAAAATCAGTAAGTTTAGTGTAGTTGCTCATATTGTTTTACCTACCAGCGCAAGTATGTTGATTTCCTGTAAAGATAGTTGTCCACCGTTGATGTCCGTTTCTAAACCAATGCTCAAAGTCCCACCGCTACCATTAGTATTAATCGCTTGTTTAGACGTGAGAACACCGCTTGAGAACTGACCTATGTTGTATTCGTCTACACCGAACTCAGCCGTTGCTTGGCTACTGAGCGTAATAAACTCTGAGTTATAAGCAGAACCAAAGTCATAGTCCCACTTAAACAGGATATTAAGCCCACTACCACCTACAATCGTAGGTCTGATCTTTTTAAGAAACTTTAGTTTAGACGGGTCTCCAAAAGATAATTCAGGGCTGAAGTATTTGAAGGCGTAGGAATTACCGTTGTCCTGATAACCAGTGTACCTACCAAACCCACTGGTGTTTCCAATGAGCAAGTCACCGTTGTCTCTACTTTCGTAGCACTTGAATCCAGTGCCCGGCCAGCGTGTTACTCTGTAAGCACCGTTTTCCAATGTACCTCTTATGTCAAAACAGTACGTCATGTCCTGGTTACTGAACGTCAGTAAGTAGAAGTTTTCTTCTGGATGGTACACTGACTTAAACAACTCATTTGCTTCGTTAATCAGCTGAATAATGTCCTTAGTAATCGTAGAGGACAGTGTAGCCAACGGCATTGACTTCTCTTGTACTGTCCTACCGAAACTCTTAAGTCCAGTCTGGGACAAGAAGAGTACGTCTGAGCCTGTGTACTGCACAGTGTCTCTGCCTACGCAACCAATGCCAGCTACTGTGTCCGACAGTTCCATTGTTGCTGGAGCTTCGGCACCTTTGTAAACTACAATACTGTGCTTACCAAAGATAATCAGCAAGTTGTTATGTGCAGCCAGTGCTACAATCTCGTCATAACCGTCAGGCCAGACTTTAGAAATGTCAATGGACCCTGACGTACCGCCTGACCAGTCTTGGCCTATCAGAAGATCAGACCAGTACACAATAGACTTTTCTGTAGCAAAGTTAGCAGTCCACAGACGCCCATAAGCAGCCAGAGCTTCATTGCCGTACATCGTCAGAGACACACCGGCTGCACCAGAAACAGTACTGAGTTTTTCTACTGCTTTTGACGTACTGTCATACACTAGAGGCTCGTGTCCACTTTGGAAGAAGTAGATCTTGTCGTTGAACGTAACCATCTTCCAGTCATCATCAGAGATTGTGTAGCCACTGGGCGTCTCGTCCACAATAGTCTCTGTGCCGCTTAGGATCTTGTTGTTAGCTGCTGAGAATATTTTGATGTTACCCGCGTCGTCTCTGAACTCTTTGATTACGCGGGGAGGATTAGAACCAAAAGACGCACTGGTCTGAGTTGAGGAGTACGTAGCAGTTGTTGAAGAAGTACCACCAGTGAGCGTCTCAGACGCACTAAAGGTCCCTGAGCGTGTCGTACCGATGAGCAACACAGTCCCGTTGTACACTTCTGTAATCGTTGCTGTGGCTCCTGACGTGCCTCCAGTGATTGTTTCACCTGGTTGAAAGCCTGTGGTGTCGTCCACTACGACGTACTCATACGTAGCCTGAGTGAGCAGCGCATAGCCTTTACGTGCAGCAATACGCCCACGCTTGTCAATTACTGCGTTGTCAGCAACTTCAGCAAAAGACGGGTCTTGTGCCAGCGGTGCATCTTCGGTGTTGATACCTTTGAACGCCGGCGCTACAAGATTAATGCTTTTGAGTTCCTGTGCCATACAAATGCGCCTTACGGTGTATAGAAGATGGTTTCTTCTGGGTGTCTACCAGCGTCCTGTGCAATAGCGTCGGACAGGTACTTGTTAGCAATCTGGAAGTACTCTTGTGTCGAAGTACCGCCAGTCTCCCCACGTTCTCGTGCAGCCATGGCTACGGCTAAGTGAAGCACTGGCATCGAAGGAATCTTCAGCGTGTCAGCATCAGCACTTAAGTCAGGATTACGGAGTACACAGTTGAAGCGCAGTGAGTAAACACCGTCGGGCTTAGGGTACAAATCAATCAACGTGTCGCCACTTGAGTTCACACCGTTGTACGTGTAGTACTCAGGAGAACCAGTGCGTGGCTCAGCAATCAAGTAAGCTTCGTCAAACCAGTTGTTGGTCTG